CACAACAGGCGTTGGACGGATATAAGTCTGCTTTACAAGAACTTCTTGGAAATAATAACGACTAATAATAAAAGAGAGCAAATGAGCAAAGTAACAGAACTAACAAAAGAGCTTCAAAGAGTGATGTATTCCACTACATACTCTTTTGAGATAGATACCGAAGATGTCGTTTTCGGTTTCAAAAACACCATAAGAAAGCGTACCAAAAATCTAGCGAAAGCTTTTAAGTTGGAGCAAAAGGTGACAAAAGACTGTGGATGTTTCCTGTCCAATACGGTTAGAATCGTATCTGTAAGAATATACAAGAACGGTGAGTTGAAAAAAGAACTTCATGCTAAAGAAATAACAGCATCATATAATGGATAAAATATAGAGCGATGATAACAATAGTAAAAGTGTATTTAAAAGACAAACAAGGCAATGAAGACTGGTTTGTCACCCCTATCAACCTATCAGAGCAAGAAGCTCACAAGTACTATCTCGGTAACATCTTCAATATGGGGTGCGAAACAGATCACATGATGAAATGTTACAAGGTTGAAACAATAAAATCATCAAATTAAATAAATTTATGACTAAAAGTGACGTTTTTTACGCCATATTTTATATCTTTACACCATAAAAATAAAAAAAAAGAGCAATGAAAATTTACACAAGTTATTTCGGAAATAGCCGAAAATTGAAAGAAGCTGGAATTAAAATTATTTGCGTAGCCATTGGTAAGCCTAGATTTATGGTTAACGTTCCTCAAATGTTGAATGTTTGTCCTACCCGCTATATGGTAAGTGGACCTTGTTCTCATGATGAGTATCTTAAGCTTTACGACAGGATTCTTGCGAGTCAAGATGCTAATAAGGTAATCGAACAAATTGAATCATTAAGTGAAGGCAAAGATGTCGCTCTCTGCTGTTACGAAAAACCGGGTGATTTTTGCCATCGTCATATTTTGGCAAAGTGGCTTACTGAAAATACTGGCATTGAAATAACAGAGTTCGGAGTAGTTGAGAAAAAGGAACCTAAATACGAACAAGCAAATTTATTTTGAGTATGAGAAGGATTAAGTTTAGAGGGAAGCGCATTGATGGTAAGGGATGGATAAGAAATTCTTATACGCTTATTCAAGATGGAGATGGAACTTGGTTGCACGATAATGACGTTGAAAAAATAGACGAAAATACTCTTGGGCGGTTCACCGGCTTGTGTGATAAGAGCGGGAAAGAAATATATGAAGGTGACATTGTTAAAGGTTTTTGTTATGAGGATTTTTACACAGGAATTAAAGGTAATGTAAATGCCGTTGTAAGGTGGATTGATATTTATGCTGGATTTATGTTTGATGTTGGTGCGCGGTGTTTCCATGATATGCGTGATGCTCGAAAAATAGAAATAATCGGCAATATATTTGACAATCCCGAATTATTAGCCACCCATCAATAGCGTTTGGTGGGATGCTGTCAGATTTGCCAAGCAAGCGGTGGTTTGACAGCATAGGCATTTGCGGAAATAGCTCATCGGTAGAGCGTTGGCATTCCAGCCAAAGAGTGGGGTTCGATTCCCTGTTTCCGCTCAACCCTTATAGTAGCGATAAGCAGAAGCAAGAACATAAAAGCTTGTGCAGTTTACGGGGTGATGGGAATTGCCATCTGACACGACTGTAAAGAAGCCGAATAGATTGCATAAGTGTTCTTGTGAGTGGCTTATAGATGATTGAATTTTGTGTTAAGTACCTGCCGAGCGTATTTTTGGCAGGCTTAACGCAAAATGTATATGAAGTTATATACACCCTAAAGATATGTTTACAGGAACGACACCACCGGAAGTTAAACTGCTCCTTCAGGATTTGATGAAAGGAGTAAAAGGCAAAGATGTTTTTATCGGATGTTCAGGAAACTACACCACCGATAAAATCATGTCAGCTATGGGATACACAGTACATTCTAATGATGTAAGTTTATATTCCAAACTAATTTCTGATCTATTACTTGATACAAATACTGATATTGAAGTTGTGAATCCTGAATTACGTATGGTCTTTGACACATGGGATGACACTAAATACAAAAAACTTATTCAAGTAATGTTTGCAATGAGAGTATCAAACTTTCACCAAAGGAAAAACGATTACCAAGAAGAAATGTTTAACGCTTTTATTGAGCAATCAAAAGTTTATTATCATAATACTATATCTAAGATTGAAAAAGGCGCACTTAATTTTAATATTAAAAGTTTCTTCTATGGTGATTTTTTTGACTTCCTAAAAAGTAAAAAAGGTAAAGGTGTTGGTATAAGCTTTCCTCCTACGTATAAAGGAGGGTATGAGAAGATGTTTAGCTATGTCGAAGAAAGCTTTAATTATATGCACGCTACTTATAACGTCTTTGATCCAAAAGAGGGCGGAAGTATATTCAAGACTCTTCTTGAGAATGATGAAAACATCATCTATTCTGATAGATATTTCAAGGAGATAGACAACTTCCTTGTTGGCAAAATAAACTTGGGGCTAGGCAAGAATCCTATATACACTTACTCTAGCCTAAATCAAAATAAGAATTATTACATCGAACGCGATAAAAATGTAAATCCATCATGTATTCACATTTTACCTATAGATTATGAATTTACAGATATTACTACACTATCTGTAAAATTATGTTCAGTTAGTGATGTGAATTATTATAAAGCGTTTTACATGGCAAACAAGGTTAATTATACAACTGGTGGAGATTTAGGTATGGTATTTATGGCTGACGGTAAAGCGTTTGGATTTACTTCTTTCAGCAAACAGTTATCTACACTTGAAAAGATATTTATGCAGAGTGATTTTGTTGTAAACTCAAATACACAGAGGCTTAGTAAATTACTGATTATGCTTACTAAGTCCCACGATGTGAGGATGCTCATTGCAAGAAAAATGGGTCACTATTATGAAGGGATTAAGACGACTGTGTATACATCTTCACCAGTAAGTATGAAATACCGCAGTGTATTCAATCTTGACAGGAGAGATGAAGGCAAACTAATGTATTCTGCTAATTTTTTAGATGATTCATTAAAAGATTTATATAAATTATGGTTGAAAAAATACAAGAAGTGAAAGATGTTCATCTTATTCAAGAGAAATTGGGGGATGTAAACAAATTGATTGCTCCGTATAAGTTAGCATATGTAAGCCCTATAGATGATTGCGTTCCATTGGAGAAGAATGCTCACTATATGGAAAAATCCACACTGGATAGACTAACTGCAAATGTGGCTGAAGACGGTTTTTTATCTCAGCTTCCATTCGCGATGAAACGAGATGATGGGAAATATCTTATTTTGTCGGGAAATCATCGTTTAAAAGCTGCTATTAAAGCTAAACTGGAATATATTCTAATCTTGTATATTGAAGAGGTTGATAAAGACAAACAGATTGCCTATGTGCTTAGTCATAATGCTTTAGTAGGAAAAGATGATGCCCAAATGCTTAAGGAAATTTATAGTGAGATGCGCACTATTGAAGCAAGAGAGTTTTCTGGTCTTAACGGTATTCAATTTATTGATACAGATAAGATTCCTACCGTTTCTATTAATGACGGGGATATAGAGCTTACGGAAATGAAGTTCTTGTTTACAGAAAGTAGGAGTAATGATGTCAAAGCTGTTCTATCTGAACTTGAAAAACAGAAAATATCTGCAAATAGTTCGATAGTTGTAGGTTCTTATGAAGAATTTATAAAGGTAGCTACAGAAGTAAAGAAGAAGTTTAATATAAAGAGCAATACTGTTGCTTTTGCTCGTATGGTTGATATCTGCAAAGCTTATTTGCAAGAAATAAAAGACAAGGAGGTGTAATATGGCAGGTAGAGGTAGACCCAAATTAGGAATGTCCCTTTATGATAAATATATAAAAGGTAAAGAGGATATTATTATAGCAGACTGTAGGAATGGAGCTGATAACAAAGGTTTATGTGTACGTCTTGGAATAGGACTTACGACATTTAAAAGTATATTAAAAAAACATCCTGAAGTTGTAGACTTATTGAGAGAAGGTAAGGAAGAAGCTGACATGAAAGTAGAGAGTGCTCTATATAAAAGAGCCATTGGCTATGATATCGAGGAAACTACGACTGAGGTGAAAATAGGAGAGGATGGATCTGGTCAAACGACTGTGGTGAAAAAAACGAAAAAACATATTGCGGGAGATACAACAGCACAAATATTTTGGTTAAAAAATCGTAGACCAAATGAATGGAAAGATAAACAAGAGGTAAATGCTACTAATGATGATTGGGTAGATGCTTTAAAATTATTAACCAATTCATATAAGAATGGGAACAAATGATGAAAGAAAGAAACTCATAAGTGAAATTATAGCGTATTGGTCGAAGGATTGGAATAAATTTGTCCGTGATGCCTTATGCGCAAGATTAGACCATGATCAGCAATCTATTATTGAGTCTGTTCAACATAACCCTATGACTGCTGTCGCAAGTGGAACTTCTCGTGGAAAAGATTTTGTGGCGGCCTGTGCTTCGTTGTGTTTTATGTATCTTACGCCTAGATTTAATGAAAGAGGTATACTTGTTGGAAATACTAAGGTGGCCATGACAGCACCAACAGGGAGACAAGTAAAAAATATTATGACTCCTGAAATCAGAAGGTTGATTCGTGCGGCAAGGACAAAATTTCCTTTTTGTTGTCCGGGCAGATTGGTTGCAGATGATATAAGAACGGATTATGAAGAATGGTTTTTAACAGGATTTAAAGCGGATGACAATGCAACTGAATCATGGTCTGGATTTCATGCGGCAAATACCATGTTTGTTATCACGGAGGCATCAGGTATATCCGAAATTGTTTATAATGCAATAGAAGGTAACTTGCAGGGAAATTCTCGGATGCTCATAGTATTCAACCCTAACGTGACCACAGGATATGCTGCACGTGCCATGAAGTCTGACCGTTTTGCAAAATTCAGACTTAGCTCTCTAAATGCAGAAAATGTAGTAAAGAAGCAAATTGTAATACCCGGTCAAGTGGATTATGAATGGGTTAAGGACAAAGTGATAAATTGGTGCTCACCTATCCAGCAAGCGGACTTCAACGAAGGTGAAGGCGATTTCAATTGGGAAGGTAAGCTATACCGACCTAACGATTTGTTTCGCGTCAAGGTACTTGGTATGTTTCCTAAAGTGTCGGAAGATGTTCTCATCCCTTATGAATGGATAGAAATAGCAAACAGGAATTGGCAGGAGTTACAGGAAAATGGTTTTATCCCAGCCAAATCTTGTAAGTTAGGTGTTGACGTTGCTGGTATGGGACGCGATAACAGTGTGCTTTGTCCGCGATACGGTAACTACGTTTCTCAATTTGAAGTTCATCAATCTGCCGGGCGTGCGGATCACATGCACGTGGTAGGTATGATGATTCCCTATCTAAAGAAGAAAGGGGCAAAAGCATTTATTGATACTATTGGAGAGGGAGCAGGTGTCTATTCTCGTTTGTTAGAAGAAAAATTTACAAATGCTTTTTCATGCAAATATTCGGAAGGGGCAGATGGCTTACACGATATTACTGGCGAATATGAATTTGCAAATATGAGAGCATACCTATATTGGGCTTTACGTGACTGGCTTAATCCTAAAAATGGTTTTGGTGCCTCTCTCCCACCCTGCGATCAGTTAATGGAGGAGGCTACCGAAACCAAGTGGAAGTTCCTTAGTAATGGAAAGATTATCATTGAGCCTAAAGAAGATATCAAAAAACGTATTAAACGTTCTCCTGACTATATGGATGCATTAGCGAATACGTTTTATCCTAGAGATTATAGCTTTATTAGTGATGAAGAGTTGCTTAAAGACTTTTTGTAGTTGTGTTTTTTTAGTACCTTTGTAACCGAAAACACTCCTTGTTTGTGTTTTCATTGCTCTTATGTGCGCTGGCTTGTGAAAGTCGGCGCATTTCTATTGTACGGTGAGCTGTTTTCTTATTGTGCACCTACCTTAGATGCGTGCAGAGAAAGACGGAAGAAATGGTTGCAAAGTCATTGATACAGGTTACGGTAAGTAATTTAGAAGAGAGAGTATCGCATACCCTCTCTTTATGTTCGGTATTTACAAAGCCATTTCGTGTTCAAGTTCTTTAGATATGGCTTTATTGATAAACTCATTAATTGTTGTTCCAGTGCTGGAAGCAAAAGCGGCTACACGGGAATGTAAGTCTGGTGACATACGTAGATTTAACTTCCCGCTATAAGGCTTTTCAGGCTGTATATTTCTTTCTTTACAGTTTTCAAGATAAAAGTCTATAGATTCCTCAAAGTCTTTACGGACCTCATCAACAGACTTCCCTTCATAAAGGATTGACGCTTTTCTCATCCCTTGCACTTTGCCAAACAGACAATTGTCTTCCGGACTGTATTCTACAGAACCGGAATATCCTTTGTATTTTAAAAGTCCCATACTACTTTGTTTTAGATTGTTTATATTTCTCAATCAAATTGTTTTTCTTTATATGCTCAATTATTCCTTTTATCACATATGATTTCAAAATGCTTCCGGGATGTGGCTTATGTAAAATGAAAGGAGCTTCTTCGTCTGGTCCTATAAATTCAACACGGGAACCTGATGTAGCACCTTTGTTACTTTCCTTATATCCAAAAATCCCGAATAAGCGTTTTGCTTCATCATAGGTAAAATCCTTTGGACATGACAAAATACGTTCTATTAGTTTTTCCTTTGTACCCATAACTGTTCGTTTATGCAAAGGTACTAAAAATAGTACCAAGTACAAACAGATAATATAAAATATTGGATTTAAGGTAAGTTTTTTTTGTTAAATGTGACATTTTTACAGCCACTTTTATTATATTTGCATCATAGCATTTGATGCTAACGTGCTCCTTCACGTTACCGGGTAGTGCGTATTGTATTATCCGGTTTCTTTTTGGAGCAGTATCATGTGTAACTAACCACCGTATGAAGGAGTACGGAACTACATTATGAACACAATTAAAATTTTTGAGAATGAGCAATTCGGAAAGGTAAGAATTGCAATGAGTGAAAATAACGAACCTTTCTTTTGCTTGGCAGATGTATGCCAGATTTTGGATTTGATTCCCAGTAAGGTAGCGCAAAGATTAGATAAGGATGTACTTTCAAAGTATCCCCTTGAAACAGCCGGTGGAATCCAACAGGCAAATTTTGTTGATGAGGATGGTTTGTATGATACAATATTGGATAGTCGTAAGCCTGAAGCTAAAAAGTTCCGCAAATGGGTAACAAGCGAAGTGTTGCCATGCATCCGTAAGACAGGTGGCTACATCGCTACCAAAATGGACGACACTCCAGAAGAAATCATGGCACGTGCGCTTATTGTGGCACAAGAAACGCTGAAACGAAAAGAACAGCGTCTTATAGAGGCTGAGCAGAAGATCCAAAAAGATGCACCCAAAGTTCTTTTTGCCGATGCTGTCTCAACTTCACATCGCTCTTGTTTAATTGCTGAACTGGCTAAAATATTACAACAAAATGGGGTAAATATCGGTCAGAACCGTTTGTTTAGCTGGATGCGCGAGAATGGTTATCTTTGTCAAAAGGGTGACTACTACAATCAGCCGACGCAGAAATCTATGAAATTGGGACTTTTCGAGTTAAAGAAAACATCAATCACCAAGCCGGATGGTTCGGTATTGGTAACGACCACTACAAAAGTTTCAGGTAAGGGACAAATCTACTTTGTGAGTAAATTCCTATCAAAATAATTAATATTAAAAAAGGGTGTCAAGTGGCACTTTACTGTATTTATGGATGAAATAACCGCTATATTGGACAATACTCGCCCGGTTGATAATATCATCAACGATTTAAAAGGAAAGTCAGTCTATATTCCCTCATGGGATAATCTTATTAAAGACTATGAACCGACATTGCATTCGATAGTAAGTGATAACATTGGTCGGAAAGATAAGGTAAAATCTGATGGTACGGTAGAAAAAGCTTCCCGTATTTATATCGGTCTTGAAAAACTCCTTACAAAACGGATGACAGAGTTCATGTTTTCCATTCCAGTAAAACGTGTCTATCATAATATTGATGACAATGAAACTCGCCAACAAATAGCGAAAGCAATTGAGAATATATACAAGTATGCTCGTATAGACAGTGAAAACATTAAACGTGGCAACGCCTATTTTGCATCATGCGAGGTATTTACCATTTGGTATACGGTTGAAAATCCCAATTCTCTATATGGTTTTCAAAGTAAATTTAAGCTGAAATGCAAGACCTATTCCCCGATGGAGGGCGTCGGGCTGTATCCGTTGTTTGACGAGTTGGGAGATATGGTTGCTATGTCTTTTGAATACAAGAAGAAAGTCAAGGACGAAGAAATTGCTTTTTTTGAAACATATACTTCTAAGATCCATTACAAGTGGAAGCAGCAAGGATCTGGGTGGGAACAAATCAAAGCTGAACCAATAGCTATATTGAAGATCCCCGGTGTTTATGTTCATCGCCCAGTTCCTATTTATCATGGTTTGTCTTATTTGCGTAATGAGATAGAATATACCCTTTCTCGTAATAGTGATGTTATCGCCTACAACAGTGCTCCTATCCTTAAAATTGCAGGGGCTACACAAGGAAAAGAAGATAAGGGGGAAAGCCGTAGGGTATTCCGTGTTGAAAATGGAGGTGATGTGTCTTATGTTTCATGGTCTCAGGCTATCGAAGCACTAAAGTACCATGTAAGCACTCTGATTAACCTATTCTGGTCGCAATCACAAATTCCGGATATATCATTCGAGAACATGAAAGCATTAGGAAATATCGGGTTTGATGCTAGACAGACCTTGCTGACTGATGCCCATCTGAAAGTAGGTGATGAAAGTGGTGCTTGGATAGAATCGTTTGAGCGTGAATGCAGTGTAATCAAGGCTTTCTTGAAAAGCATGAATACTTCATGGGTTAAAGAGATTGACAATGTAGAAGTTGAGCATGTCATTACTCCATTTATCCAAATGGACGAGGATGCAATGACTGATAGGCTTATAAAACAGAATGGAGGCAAAGCAATCAAGAGCCAGTTGCAAACTATTAGAGAAGCTGGCTCTAATAATCCGGAGGCAACTTTGGAGCAGATACAGAAAGAAGATGCTGCCATCTCTCAAAATAGAATAAATAATTTGTTTGAAACAAGAACAGAGTAATAACATTTAATAATTATCAAAATGGAAGATATTTCATTCAGTGAAAAAAATGGGATGTATGTAGCCGATTTTGTATCAAAGGGCAAATGCGTGATTCAGATTGACAATGGTACTACAGAAAACTTGATATTCTACTGGCACATGCCCGACATGGAACCTAGTTATTATGACCAATTGGACATTGACTGTCTAAAACGGGTATTCAATTTGGATGTGCCTGCTGGGATGATGATACGTATCATCAGTAAGACGCAGGTTAATGCGGCAAAAATGGTGGTATTGCCTCAAGCGAGTGGTAATGGCTCATCCGTAACCGGGGCAACCGCCAGCGTTGATGCGAATGTAGGTACACCTTCTGTGGATGTAACAATGAAAGAAGGCAAGCTGAATTTCGCTTTTAAGAACCTCAAAGGGCAGAAAGGAGATACAGGTGTAGTTGGTGCCAAAGGTGATAAAGGAGAACAAGGTGCTGCTGGAGCGAAAGGAGACAAAGGCGATGCCGGTGCAAAAATCAAATCAATAGCTTTGACTATCAAAGGTACAGTCATTACCGGCACAGCGACTCTGACCGATGACAGCACTGCCTCTATTACCGGTACATATACTCCTGGAGAATAATTAAATTACTACAGATATATGAAAAAGTACATTGGAACAAAACAGATTGAAGCAGAACCTATGACAAGAGGTGATGCGTGGGGAAAACATCTTCTTAGAGAAAAACCGTCAACGGAAAATTTTGATGATGAGGGTTATCATGTCCGTTATGAAGATGGATATGAAAGCTGGAGTCCTAAAGATACGTTTGAAAAGGCGTATAATATTGCCGAAACACCAGTTGACCGTATGCAGATAGAAGCCGAAGAACTCAATGGAAGATATGTAAAGTTGGCCATTTTCATAGATTCAGGGAAAATGGATGAAGTCGTTAATGATATATACAACAAGTGTTTACTGGAAATGCAGTGCTATACTATGTTCGACTATATTCGGCTTCTTGATACTCGCATACAGCGTATGCAAGGATCTGATGGCGCAAAAGTACGAAAGATGAATTTTGGCATGGCTATTATGGCTCTCAAAGCAGGTTATCCAATTCGTAGAAGTGGATGGAACGGGAAAGGATTAATGGTATTCAAACAGGTTCCAGCTCATATAGATAGCGACATTATTCCAAAGATGCAATCTCTTCCGCAATCGGCAAAAGACCTTATTCTGAAAGGTAAGGGATTTATTGACTATACAAGCCAGTGTCTTATCTACAACGAGAACACTGGGCGTGCTGATTCATGGGTTCCGTCTATTAGCGATGTGTTTGCCGATGATTGGGAGATTGTTCAATAGCCTATCTGCCACGTGTAGAAAATGTAACGGGTGCGTTGGATGTCTGTAACGCTGGCGCACCTTGCTAAATAAGTAAATAACATGAAAGTACCAATAGATAATATGACTTTCGCTGAAAGTGAATACCACAGAGGCAATAAGATATGGAATGCTCAAACACTTTATAATTTCGCGAAAGCAAAGGAATACCCTGTACGTGATATGCCATTGTGGAATATAGACCTGACTGTTGAACCATTTGAGTGTAGTCAGCTTCATAGCTTCATCTTTCAATGCAAACGTGTTCGTGATTGTTCTTTAGACCACCCTATTATATTGGATGAAGTAGGACAAATAGCAGACGGATACCATAGATTATGCAAAGCTATCTTGGAAGGTAGGAAAACGATTAAGGCTATCAGGCTGCTGGAAATGCCGGCACCTGATAGAATTGAAGAATAACGCCATGTCAAAAAAGATGATACCCTCTAACATATCCTCATACCATTGCAAGGATTGTGTGCATTCGTATGACCGACATGAGAAGAACTTGAAAGGTGAGTTCTTCATGTGCCGTTGTCCATTTTTCACTTCCAGCCGCTTTCTTAACCGTGACGTATGTGACAAGTTCAAGAAAAAAGTGAGCTAATCTTAAAAACAGAACAATCTTTTTTGTCTTACCCCCCATGTTTTTTCTACCCACTCCAAAAAATAGCTTAAAAACAGAATAGTATGGCAAAACCAAACATTCCAAATCAGAAGAAGAAATATCAGGAACTCAGCAGCCGGATAAACAGATATGTTGCCCTTGTTGAGCAGATATACGATACTCTTAATCTGGAAGCCGCAAAGATTGCATTGAATACTGAATATGATGCCGACATTGGTACTGTCTTCAAGTTTTCTGACTATCCGCAAACCAAGAAGTCTATTGCGGACATTCAAGCTCAGTTCGTAGATGATATTCGGTCTGTTATCTATCGTGGTACTTCTGATGAGTGGAAGAATAGCAATGAGGTACAAGATTTGATGGCTGACAAGGTTCTGAAAGCCTATACCGCCACTATTGATAAAGAAAAGTACAAAGTTCTCTATCAAACCAATTCTGATGCTTTGAAAGCATTTCAGAACCGCAGGGACAGAGGGTTTGATGTATCGGCTAAACTCTGGCAACAGTCCACCGTTTACAAGGAGGAACTGGAAGCCGCCATCTCCTGTGCTATTCAGAAAGGAACAAGTGCCGTTGCCCTAAGCAAGCAAATATCCAAACACCTCCTTGATTTTCCATCGCTCCAAAAAGACTACAAAGAGAAGTACGGAAGTGCAGAACATCTAAAAGATTGTGAATACCGTTCTATCCGGTTGGCTCGGTCTGAAATCAATATGGCTTACCGGACCGCCGAAAATGAGCGTTGGAAGCAAATGGACTTTGTGGTAGGTTATGAAATCAAACGCTCCGGAAGAGAGTTTCCTTGCACTGTATGCGAATCCCTTGCCGGGAAATATCCCAAGGATTTTACTTGGGTTGGTTGGCACCCGAATTGTTATTCCGATGACAGCGAAGTGCTTACAAACAGAGGGTGGAAACTGTTTAAAGATGTATTTGATGATGATTTGATATTGTCATTGAATCCTACTAACAGAACACCTGAGTGGGTAGAGTTTACGGATAGGCAGTGTTACCGATATAATGGTGACATGATACACTTTTTCAATAAATCATTGGACTGTTTGGTCACACCGGAACATAATATGGTTTATTTAAACAAGAATGATGGCAGGATAAAGAACTGCCAAGCTAAAGAGTACACAAAGGGGAAAGGGGCTTTTTATAGAGGATGCGAATATGAGTCGGAAGATGTTGCATTTTATGAGATAGACGACATCAGAATACCATTTGACCTGTTTTGTGAGTTTATGGGGTATTGGCTTTCAGGCGGGAGTACAATGGGAAACGCCGGGGTTGTTATCTCCCAACAAGAAGATGAGCCTGCACGGGACAGAATTGTAAACTGCGTGAAGCGTATCGGATTTGAGCCACATTTAGACAAGCAAAAAGTTGCATTTTATAGTACTCCAATAAGGAATTATCTGAAAATATTCGGCAAGTGTTCCCATAAATTTATACCGTCTGCGATAAAGAATGCATCTGTCAGACAGATCAGAATATTTCTTAATGCCTTTATGCTTTGTGATGGATACAGGCGACCATGCAAATCTTTTGTAGGTAATCATGGAACAGAGTTTAAGTCAGACAAGGATGAAATCCTCTATTTTACCGTATCTGAACGTATGGCAGGGGATTTGTCTGAGCTTATTCTGAAATCCGGGAATCGTCCGTCCTTTTCAGTGAACAAGGCTGGAGTGTCGCACAAAAGCAACGGAAGTATCATAACTTCAAACTACGATTGTTATTCAATCCGTGAATGCTATTCCGTCACGGCGACAGTGTTCCATAAAGAGATTCAGCATTACGATGGGTTTGTATATGACCTTACTTTGGAGAAAAACCATATCATGTATATCCGTCGCAATGGGAAATGCTTTTGGGGGTCTAATTGCAGATGCTATAAAATTCCTATCCTCAAAACAGAAGAAGAATTTTGGGAATGGGACGGACGTAGTGAAGCAAGTACTGAAAGTGTGAACGAAGTGAAAGATGTGCCGGACAGCTTCAAGAAGTGGATAAACGATAATATTCATCGAACTAAAAGCTGGGATAACTCCCCTTATTTCATTCGGGATAATGGGAAGTATATCCGTGAAGATTTCAAGGTAAATGTCTATAACAAGACAGAGAAAGCATTTGTGCGGAAACGTAGGACTAATCTTGCCATGAGCCGTGTGGAATATTACAACCGGACTTATCCAAATATCCTGGAAGTACAGCAGGCTGCTGTAAATGCCTACACACAGGCTGTAGGAGAAACCAACAAAGGAGCCACCAGCCGTGAAATTAATCGCAGGCTTCGCAATGGTACTGACGATGAGTATGTGGATGTGGCAAGTACATTGATAAGTCAGGCTCTTGCCAAACTCCCCAAACATGAAGGTGTTGTATATCGTGGTGAAACCATGAGCATGAAGAAGCTACAGGAACGTTTTCTGGACCGTATCGGTGACGTGGTTTCGGATAAAGGTTTTGTGTCTTCCAGCCTGTATGAAGATACTCCAAGAAAGTTTGTTTCCCATGCCGGAGTACCTAAAAGCCATAAAAGGGTTATCTTTGAAATTCAGAGTAAAAATGGGCGAAATATTAGTAAAATATCGGAATTTAATGGTATCTTTACATTAGAAAACCAACATGAAATTTTGTTCGATAGGCGGACGAAATTCTTGGTTAAAAAACGCAGAATAGAGGAAGATGGTATTTACAGAATTATTTTGATAGAGCAATGAAAAAGCAGAAGAAATACGAAATAATAAGTGAAACTGATAAAGTCGTTACTTTTAAGTATGATGGTGCAGAATGCAGCTATGCAAAAGCTTGCTACTCTTCCATAGATGAAGTTATCAAAGAAATAGATGAAGAAAGGGTAAGAGAAAAGGAAGTAGACAAGCGTATCGCTTCCCAACGTGACACTATGACACCCGAAGAACGTGAGCGTCAGGATGAAGCCGACCGCGTGGTCTTTGAGCGTTGGCAGGATGAAGCTAACACCAATCTCTATTTGACCGGAGTGGTTGATGAAGATGAAGACCCGGATTTCAACCCGTTCAGAAAAAAAACAATGATTAGCCTTTGATTTTATCGTAAAAAAATTACGGAACTATCAAAATAATACGTATCTTTGCTATTGAATCAAGTTAAAATCAATATGCTAACAAAATTTGCAGTAACAAATTATAGAGGATTTGCCAATCGTATTGAGTGGGATTTATCCAATCCTGCCAATTATGAGTTTAACAGATCTGTGATTAAAGATGGTGTCATAAAGAATGGTATCATATATGGTCCAAATGGATCAGGCAAGACGAATTTTAGTTTGGCTATATTCGATATAGAGAATCATTTATCTCCGAAATGGAAGAAAATAGATTACTATGTGAATTTCATTTATGCAGGTAACAATGATGGAGTCGTCAAATTTGAATACACATTCAAATTTGACAATGACACAATAGATTACATATATGCCAAGAATGCTGCCGGAGTACTGGTAGAGGAAAGCTTTTTTGTAAATAGGATGAACATTTTTGAACGGAAGAATAATTTATTTCGTATTGACAAGCAACAGTTCCCTATGGACGAAAGTATAGAAAAGAACTTTCAGAGCAATGCCAACAATGTGTCTGTAATCAACTTCCTGCTTACATCTTATCCACTCAATTCAGAACATTATCTGATCAAACTCAACAGGTTTGTCAACTCCATGCTTTGGTTCAGGAATCTTGATGTCCGTGAATTTATTGGACTTGAAACAAATATAATAATGTTGGATGAGTTTATCATCACAAACAATCTACTTGATGATTTCTCCGATTTTTTACATAAAGTAAGCGGTCAGACTTTCCAGTTTATTGCACATAATATTACGGATAAGCAGATTCTTTGCCAAATAGATAAAAATGAAGTTCCATTTAGACTAGTAGCATCAACAGGTACACAGTCGTTACAATTATTGTATTTTTGGCTGAAACGTATGGATGAAGCCTCGTTTGTCTTTATAGATGAGTTTGATGCTTTCTATCATTTTCGCTTAGCTTTTGAGGTGTGCAGGCGGTTGTTTGCATTGGATTGTCAGATTTTCACATCGTCACATAACACATATTTGATGACGAATGACTTATTACGTCCAGACTGCAATTTTATACTAAACAATAACAAAATTAAGTGTTTGGCTGATTGTACGGACAAAGAATTGCGTTTTGGTCATAACATCGAAAAAATTTATCGCGCAGGAGCTTTTTATGATGAATAAGGAAAAAACGCTTTTTATCTTTGAGGGAGTTAAAACAGAAAGTAAACTCATAGAGAAATTAGAGCATAATTTCTTGGGCAAAACGAATTCCATAAAATGTGTATTTGATGCCGAGATATACCAATTATATCGTGCCATAAAAGAAGAAAAAGAGTTTTCAATAGATATAGTTTCCTTATTAAAAGAACGTACAGCAGAGAACGCTAAAATTCTAGAAAATTACACTCGAGACAGTTTTGCCTATATATATTTGTTTTTTGACTATGATGCTCATTCTACGTTGGCAGATGACAATAAAATAAAAGAAATGCTTTCTCTCTTCAATGACGAAACTGAAGAAGGAATGCTTTACATCAGTTATCCAATGGTGGAAGCCATACGACATTTCAAGGATTTAGAAAGCTTTAAGTCTTTGACAGTAAAATGCAAACGTAAGAATTGTCCATATAAAGAAGAATGTCATAACAAGGAAGAATGCTTGAAAGAACCTCATTACAAAAGTGTCGCTGCATCAGATAGCAGACCACAATTATCAAATGTAAATTCATATACAAAAACAGTTTGGCAAGAACTGATTACTGCCCATTTATGCAAAGCTAATGCTCTTGTCAATGATGCTTTTACTATGCCTACTTCTTTGATATCGCAGGAAGCTATCTTTTCAAAACAATTAGAAAAACACATTTGTCATAAATGCCCCGAAGTTGCAGTATTAAGCGCATTTCCTCTTTATGTACTGGATTATTTTGGATGCGAAAGAACCATCACGAAGTTAAACTCTTAATCAAAAATTTTGTTCTAATCTTTCAATCATTTTACTTATGATGAAGCAAAACGCTTATTCAGGATTTTGGGTTAGGATCATTTATTGAATATCCCTAAAGGACTTGGACACGATGTAGCTTTTAAGGCTTAACATTTAAATCAACGCTTCTAATTAATATTAATATTGGAGGCGTTTTTTTTACTTCGCTTCGTATTACGTTTTTTCACTTGTTATAACGATATCTCATAGAAATTCAGTATATTTGTTACTATATCATCATGCACCGAATAGATGATACGATGTTCAGAATTAATCCGCCGCGACCAATATCCGGCTAATTCATATTTTAATGGCTCCGGCTTGCCGATTCCTGTATATGGGTACTCCGCGATATCTTTCAGCAAATCGGTTATCTTTTTCATGATAGCCTTATTACCTGATTTCTTCCAATATTCACGGTCTTTTTCCGCCTGTTCAAGGAAGATTTAAAACCAATCATGTCCACTTCAAAAATAATATTCGATGCAGCAGTTTCCGAATTAGAAAACTTTGGCACAACATCTTGACGGACTATTTTCCCAATCTCATCAGCCAAATCACCTGCTATTTGTTTGCAAATCTCGAAGTTTTTTACGAATATTGTATATTAATCATATATCATCATTTTATCCCATAAAATCCATAACAAACAATTTAATTAACTGCCGCTAAGTTAAAGACTCAGTGGTGTCTAAAAAACCTTGGTGATAGCTTGGCATTTCCTGCCATATAACCAGCGAACATACTAAAAAGATACACTAATTATCATAAAAAAGCGATTAATTTATTTGAATATCAAATAAATTAGTATATTTGCATATGAATAGCGTATGGAGATGTACGCCACGTTGTGACCCGTTTCATTATAGCACAACAGGACATGAAAGCTCATTGCTCTAAGAGTGTTTTTAAGTTCTACGGAAATAGTCTGCTGGCATACATTTACCGTGCAGACTATTTTATCTAATAACTTAAAATTCATTCTACAATGGACAGAAGACAACAAGTTTTTGTAAAGTTGAAACTTAAAGCGAAGGCGTTAGGGTTCAACTCAAAGGAATTAAAGGGTATCGCCGCCAAGATTGCCGATAACCTTGAATCCCAAGAAGATGCCTCCGAAGAGGATGTAAACGCAGAGATTGACGAAAAGATCGAAGCGGTTCTCCCCTACCTCACTTTCGGCCAGTCGCAAGCCAACCGTCTGCTTGACGAATGGAAGAAAAACCACCCCGAAGCGGAACCGGACGATGAACCGAATGACAACTTTCCGGATGATACTCCGAAACCAGCTTCAAAGAAGAAACCCCAAGACAAAGAGGAAAACAAGGACGAAGAGCCTGCATGGTTCAAAGCTTACAGAGAACAACAGGATGCCCGATTTGCTGCATTGGAGGGAGAGAAGACCAGCTCCTTGCGCAAAAGCAAACTTGAAAGTCTCTTGAAAGATACAGGCACATTCGGCAACCGCACATTAAAAAGCTTCTCTAAAATGAATTTTGAGAATGACGAGGAGTTCGAACAGTTTCTATCTGAAGTCGAAGAGGATTTAAAGGCTTACAACCAGGAACGTGCCGATGCCGGCCTCTCCACATTGGGAACGCCGCCTGCGGCAGGAACAGGAAAGCCTGATAAAGAAATTGAATTATTAACGGATGCAGAAATTGACAGTATTGTCAATAACTTCTAACCGCATCAAAAAAAGTAAAGGACAATGCCAGGAACAGTAAATTTGTCAAACGAGCTTGAATCGTTTGAGACCAGAATGGATTCAGTGGTTATCCGTCGCAAAGGTGGAAGAATTATCGGTGGCCGCTCTCTGAACATGGAAGGCTTCAATGAAAAATATGTAAAAGCCGGACATATTATCATCCACAGTACAAATGATGAATATGACTACAAGCCCATGCCCGTGTCAGATAATGCGTATTCCTCACTTCCTGAGAATTACGAATATGCTGGAATATGGGTGCGCACGACACCTGCAAGTGATGCAAGAGGAGCCATCCAATATGACGGAGAGATCAACGACAAGGCCCTGCCCTACCCTATTGACAGTATCAAAGCTGCCTTGAAGACCGCACTGCCTTCATTATATTTCATGCACGATTAAAAATAAAGGAGGAAAAATAAAATGATTGCATCACAATTTGCAGATTTATCCAAGCGTATTTTCCCGAAGTTACAGAATATCGTGGAAAAAGAGAGAGGCGAGCGCAATGGTGCAAAAAAACGCACTTACTTGCATAAGACCATGTTACGTAAAGTATATTCCGCTGACCAGAAATGGACCAGCGCATCTATCGATACCACATACGTAAGAGCGGACACCGTTTCCATGAACTCTCCGCTTCCCATCAAGAAGCGTGATTCACTGGCCCATGCCAGCGGCACACTGCCCAAACAGGGTATCTCCCGTGTAATGGAAGAATCCGACATCAATACCATCAACATCATGAAGGCCCAGGGTGCAAAATGGACACAAATAGCATCCAAACTGACGGAAGACCCTTTGTTCTGCTCCATCGGGCTGGACGAATCCAATGAGGCGAATTTTCTGACAGCCTTATGCGAGGGGGTTGTAGCGGTTGAGGATCTGACCAATGTCGGAACAGCACTGCGTGTCAATTTCGGTTACCTGCCGAAAAACGGATTTGGTGTGACCACTCCCGGCGAGATAACCTTGGATGACATAGAACGTGTGCTCGCCGCAGCTGACGGAGACGGCAATTCCATATCAGTCATCTGTATCGCCCTGTCAACCTACAAAAAACTGCGCCAGACACAAGGAGCCAAAGAACTCGCCGCCACATACAGAGGGCAGATTTTCGACAGTGATACCTCGCTGCCCACTCCTACCTCATCATTGTTTGACGAGGCTTTCGCCGACCAATATAACGGTGTCAGATTCCTGAAGATTGACCGTTCGATCATTTATGAGAAAAACGGTGTACGCAAGGCTTACAAACCGTGGAACGCAAACCGCTTGGTTTATCTGACTACCGAAAATGTCGGCAGTTTGGTCTGGGGGACATTAGCAGAAAAGACAAGCCCGGTGGAAGGAGTGGTTTATACCACAGTTGATGAGATGAAACTTATCAGCCGTTTCAGAACCGCTAACCCTTTGGTGGAAACTACCGCTGGACAGATGCTTGCGCTTACCGTGATTGAAGGAGTAGACCAGATTTATTATCAGGATATCACCGATGCACAAACTGTTGACGCAGAAAAGGAGGCCCAAGATTCAACAGATGTGAAAGTCACCATCTGGGGACATACCTACAAAAAAACGGAGTTCGTTCAGGAGCTTAACAAGATAACCGGTGGCAAGCTGACTGCGAAATCTGCCGATGAAAAGATCATCGCCCGTGTCAACGAACTGAACGATGAAGATGAAGCCACTTTAAAAGCCACAGTGGAATCACACAAGTCTGAATAATGTATGAAAACTGTCCTGCAAGCATTGAAAGATGAAGTCCACTACAAATTAAGTAGTGGCTTCTTTGAAAACCGTTTGCTTGAAAGAAGTCTGGACGGAAATGAAATATGCACCATCGACATTCTTAAAAGCAAACCGTTCAAAGGTGCTGTGGCCGACTGTCTCATGAGCCTGATTCAGATGCCCAACTTTACAGAAGGAGATGTTTCCTTAAGTCTATCTGACAAGGATAATATACTGACGTTAGCCAACGGCATCTATAATTCAATAGGCGAAACAGAAAAAAACATTGGTGAACCGATAGTCTATATAGGAAAATAATCATGATACTTGATGATAGACCACATAAGCTGCAATATCTTATTACCACTCCCGGTTACGAAGACAAGAACGGCGATTACCACCAGGGTGAAAGCCGATGGGAAGGTGATATCCCATGCCGGAATGTTCCGGCCGGAAAAGCTGAACAAAAGCAATTTGAGGACGGAGCAGTCCGTACCTATTCAGCCACGATACGTCTTGATGCTGAATGCCGGGAATTTACTGTTGGAGATCATGTGAAGTTATTCCTGTCAGGAGATATCGTTAGAGAATGTGAGGTCAAAGGGTTTCATCGTTATCAACTATATGCGAAACTATGGGTATAAAAATGACGACACCTGCAAGTCGGATAGACACCCTTATCAATAAGGAAAAAGAACGTGTTGAAATGTTAACTGTCCGCGCCCTCTCCTACCTTGGAGAATTGTGTGTGATCGAAGCAAGGAACAGACCGCAGGAGATAAGCTGGTATGACCGGTCAGGAAACTTACGCAGTTCGATTGGCTATGCCATTATCCACAACGGAAAAATACTTGAATACTCAGATTTCACACAAGTACGACAAGGTAATGAGGGAGTCAGGAAAGGCAAGGCACTTATTGAGGAATTGTCTAAAAAATTCGCGAATGGCTACGCACTTGTTGTAGTAGCCGGAATGAACTATGCTGAATTTGTGGAAGCAATGGAAAATAAGAATGTACTTGCATCCGCCGAACTGTTTGCAAGAAAGGAACTACCGGGAATGATGAGTAAACTGAAAAAGCAACTTGCATCATGATGAAGTCTGATATTGAAATCAAAGATGATATTTACAAACACATCAAAGGTTCCCTTTTGGAAAAAGTCGTGAACGGAAAACTTTGCAAGGCATCAAAAAGACCATCCAACTCTGACAGGGAGGATATAGTCATATCAATCCTTGAAAATGGAAGCGGACAGATACAGGAAGCTTTCGTGAATGTGAACATTTATGTAAAGGACAATATCCGTAATGGCGAGGCGGAAATGAATGATGCACGCTGTAGAGAACTTTGCAAAGTCGCTATCCAAGTATTGGAAACAGGGCATGGAGAAAGCTACCGCTTCACGCTGAATAAACAAAGGGTGCTTGAAGTGAACGGAAAGAACGAGCACTTCATTAACAATAAACTATTATATTCATTCAATAACGAATAAGATCATGGAATTATCTTGGGGAAAATGTACTATCAAAATTGGAAAGCTGCAAAGCAGCGGAGAAGCTCCTTCATCTTGGATTGATATACCGACACCTGTCGAGAACTCTACAAAATTGACACCTACAAAAGGTGCGAAGAAAGAGGCCAAGATTGAAGGTGGAGAAAACGAGGCTGTCAAGTATGCGGCAAACACCTATACGTTTGAGTTTGAAATCCGGGCTGGCAAAGGCCGTAGAAAACCGGTGGAAGATACAGATGGTGTGATTACAGGTGAATACGCTGTCAAGCTCCAGCCTGAAGACAAAACTGTTGAAGGTATCATAATCGACAGAAGCGTGTTGTCCTTGGAGGATACATACGACACAGATAATGGCACCAAGTGGAAATATACCGCTGACGTATTGAAACCTAAGACCGGCAATCAGGTAAAATTCGAAGTCGTAAATTTTAATGGTGCCGGCAGCCTTCGAGTGATCATCACAGATGATGGCGGAGCCGGCATGTGGAAATTATCTACAGAAACGGACTGGCATCATAGCGGTACTTCAATTACCACAAAAGCCGGTCTTGTGACAATCATATATAAAGATATCGAAGGAAAAACACTGCCTACACAGACATCCGCTACTGTTAAAGATGGGGAAACAGTTGAAGTAAACGCGGTGTACACTTCTGCCGGATGATAATTTTCCATTCAGAGAACAGGCAAACGGAAAGACGTCCTTTACAGGTTGGAGGATAAACCTGCATCAAATTTATGATTTATGAATGACAAAGAGCGAAATATTGAGATGGATGTGGCCGACGCCATCATGGAAAGACCTGCCGGCTTTACCGTTGGCAAGCGGTCTTTCTTTATCCATCCCGTCACACTCGGCAAAATGTATCTTTTGGCCAGATTATTTGATTCCCTCGAAATAAGCAAACAGGTTGTTTCCACCAATCCTTATATGGAAGCCATAAGGATCTGCAAAACGAAACGTGATATTGTCTGCCGCATACTCTCCTACTCCACGTTCAACCGGAAGAACGATTTGTTCGACAATAGCAAGGTGGATAAGCGTACAAAATTGTTTTCCCGAACACTCTCTGAGGAGGAACTTGCTACCATACTGGTTCTCATTCTTACAAGTGATAATATGGATACCTTCCTGCGGCATTTCGGAATAGACAAAGAAAATACGGAAAGAAAACGGATAGCCAAAGTAAAAAAGAACAATAGCAGTATCTCATTCGGAGGCAACAGCACCTACGGAACAATGATAGACTTTGCCTGCCAAAGATACGGATGGACTTTTGATTATGTGGTATGGGGCATCAGCTATATCAATCTAAGGATGTTAATGGCTGATGCCATCACGACTGTATATCTGTCCTCTGACGAAATGAAACAACTCGGAATATCTGGTTCAGAAGAAATAATCGATGCCGGGAATCCAAAGAACAGGGAACGTATCAAAGCCCTGCTTGAGGAATGAATCGGAAAAACAGAACAATATTTTCATAATCAGTCAAAAAAATTACGGGGTCTATAATTTTATAACAAGAAAAATAGAACAAATGTCATGTCAATGCACATGATACCCATCAAATCGAAAAGACTATGGCTGGATTGCATTTTGATATAACTGGGGATAACTCCAACTTTTTACGCAAGCTAGAAGAAGCACGCAACGGAGTACGCAACACATCAAGACAAATTGAAGAAAGCGGGCTGAGTATTGAGAAGATATTTGGAAGACTGACCACGGCCGCAGCCACTTTCGGAATCAGTCTTGGAGCGCAGCAGCTCATCAGTGACATAGCTCGTGTACGCGGCGAGTTCCAGCAGCTTGAAGTGGCATTCCAGACAATGCTTGGAAACAAGGAACAGGCGGACACACTAATGTCCCAACTGGTACGTACCGCCGCCATCACTCCATTTAACCTTCAGGATGTAGCCAATGGTGCGAAACAACTGTTAGCCTATGGTACGGAGGCTAAAGATGTGAATGATACGCTTGTCCGGCTTGGGGATATCGCGGCAGGACTATCCATCCCTTTGAACGATCTGGTCTGGCTGTATGGTACCACCATGACACAAGAAAGGCTCTTCACACAGGACCTACGTCAGTTTATGGGACGTGGAATTCCATTGGCCGATGAACTTGCCAAACAATTCGGAGTAACCAAAGACAAGGTAGGCGAACTTGTGACAGCAGGAAAAGTAGGATTCCCCGAAGTGCAGAAGGCCATTGAATCCATGACCAATGAAGGCGGCAAATTCGGCGGTCTGATGGAAGCACAATCCAAAACCATTACCGGACAAATAAGCAATATCGAAGATGCAATTGACACCATGTTCAATAAAATCGGAAAGCAAAACGAGGGTGTCATCAACAAGACCTTGTCCGGCATGTCTTACCTGGTGGAGAACTATGAGAAGGTAGGTCGGTTATTGACCGGACTTGTTGCTACATACGGTTCATACAGGGTTGCAGTCATGACCGTAACAGCCATTCAGTCGCTTCAAACCTCCGGCATAGCTGCCCAGACTGTAGCGGAACGTGCCCACTACGGATGGCTGGTCTTGCAGACAACAGCACAAAAAGCGTTGAACGCTGTCATGCTTACTAATCCGTATGTGTTATTGGCAACGGCAGTTGTAGGGCTTGGAGCTGCCATGTGGGCATTATCCGACAGCACAACATCTGCTGAACGTGCTTTGGACTCGTATAACAAGAAAATAGAAAAACTAGACACGGACGAAGAAGATCGGAAACGTACTTTGGAAGGTCTTGTTAGCACCATTAATAGCGAGGTGGAAGCCGAGACCACTAAACTTAAAGCCTTAAAAGACATTGAGAAACTATATCCTGTACTTTTTAAGAAGTATGTCGATGAGAAAGGTCATATACATGACTTGACTGGGTTTTGGAAGGCATATAATGAAGAGGTTTCAAAATCCAGAACACAGTCAAAACAGGCTATAGTCGAATCTTTGGAACAACAAATAAAAAGTGCAGAATGGGCTTATAATCTGGCAAGGAAAGAGAACAACCGTTCCGAAATGAAGGTTCAGGCACAGCGTATCGAAGACCTGAAGAATGAATTGGTAAACGCAAGAAAAGATGTCTTGTCAGAAATCAATACCCAATTGGAAGTTGAGAACAGACAGGAAACACAAGAAACTACATATCAAGAGGATTTGGCAAATGCTAAAGTCGAATGGGAGAAAGCGAAAAAAGGGTATGAGGCCTTAATCAAAGATCAGACGGCTACATCGAAACAGGTGAAAGAAGCCAAAGATAAGATGGAGGCATCCGAAAAGACATA